CGAGGCGTGGATTCGTGAGCACGACGTGACCGAGGTGAAGGGCGGCCCCGACGATGGGCGCACCGTGGTCGAGGACCGGTGGCGGGTCGTCATCGTCGCCGGGGAGCATGTCCTGATGAACGAGCGGGCCGAGGACTTGTGGTCCCACGGAGGCCACCCGTACGACCGGTTCGTCCCGCAAGACCTCGGCGAGTTCTGGGGTGTTGGGATCGTCGAGTTGTTGGGTCCGATCCAAGCGTCCCTGAATCGGATGTTGCAGTCGATCCAGCGTCACATCGAGATCACCGGCAACCCGGTCCTGTTGGAGGACTACGGGGCACTCACCCAGAATTCGCAACTGTCGGGCAACAAGCCCGGGCAGCGCCTGTCGAAGAAGCAGGGCAAGGAAGCGAAGTGGATGGAGCCGCCGAACATCTCCCCGCAGACCCCGATGTTCCTCAACTTCATCCAGGGGCGCATGGAAGCCGTCGCAGGGCTGGAAGGCGCGGCCGGCGGCGCGACCCCCGGTGGCCGCCCGTCGGGTGAGGTGGTGGAGGCAGCGTCGGAGACGGCGTACGTCGCGGTGCGCGGCGAACTGTTGAACCTCGAACACGCTCTCCGTGGCGCCTATCTCAAGAAGGCGTCGCTGATTCAGGAGAACTACACCGAGCCGCGGTTCGTGTCGATCACCGGCCCGGAGGGGCAGCCGTCGCAGATGTTCCTCTCGGCCCGCCACTTCGCCGCCCCCGTCGACGACCAGGCCGCCCTCGAATATCAGGTGCGGGTGGATGCGGGGTCGAGTTCGCACACGTCCCGCCAGGTCCGCCATTCGCTCGCGACGCAGGCGTTCACGCTGGGGGCGATCTCCCGGCTTGGTTGGCTGGAAGCGGTCGACTGGCCGAACCCGTCGCTGGAATTGCAACGCAAGGCGCAGGAGGACTCGTCGATCCTCGCTGCGAATCCTCCGGGCGCACGGCAGAGGGCCAGGGCGTGAACCCGATGGATCTCGCCCGACACAACCTCGCCATGCTCGAAGCGTGGCGTCCCCGCACGCAGAAGGACCGCACCCGCCGCGCCGTGAACATCGCCCAATGCAAGGCGTGGATCGTTGACAACGAACAGGAGGCCGCGTGATGGCCAAGGAATACGGGCACACGAAGCCCGACGCCAAGGACATGCCCAAGAACCCGCAGACCCACAAGCCGATCGCCCACCCCGACCCCGAGGCGTGCGTGACCCCCGGCAACGACTGCACCCCCCCGATCGACGCCGAGGTCTACTGATGGCCGCCAAGCCGACGCCGAAGAAGCGGCCCGGCCCCCGCCGTCCGAAGCCCCGCTACTGACCCATCGCTGACATAGATGGAAGCTGCTGCTACCATCCCAAATGAGAATCATTCTCACTTCTAGGAGGCCCATCATGGGTAAGCCGTCCACCGGTTCCGGCAAGTCGCAGATCACCAAGGCAGGCCAGACGTCTGCCCCCCGCTTCGCTTCGGACCCCCACGTCAAGGTGAAGGGTTCGACCGAGGCCACCGAGCAGTCGCTCAAGACCAAGTCCCTCTGAGCCATGCCGTCCCGTTCGGCGAACACACCGGTCGAGTTGTGGCCCAAGACCATCGGGTCGCTCACTGACATCAAGCTCTCCGTAGCGGAGAACGGGATGCAGAAGTACCGGCGCGACCTCCAGAAGGCGCTCGACATCGAGACGCAGATCCTCGCTCACCTCAATGAGCCGGTCGAGCAGATGACCGCCCCGATGGGCGTCTCTGGAGGCCCCCCGGCCGCCCCGTCGATGGGCGGCCCCTCACCTTTCGGCGGTCCCCCCGGGGCCGCACAGATGCCTGCTCCCGCCCCCGCAGGACCCGGTGCTGGCGCACCGAACCCTGACGAGCTTCGCCGCCTTCTCGCGGCCTGAAAGGAACCCCAATGGCCGTCATCGAGGACCCCGTTCTCTCTGCCTTGGAAGCCGCCGAGAACGGCGACATCGACCTGAACCTCCCGACCCACATCGGCCACCACGACCTCGAGGAACCGGCCGAGCAGAACCCCGACCTCCCCCCGTCCGACACTGGCCTGTCGTCGGGTGCGGGTGTGGCGATGTCCGACGACCCCCACCCCGACGAAGAGCCGGTCGAGGAAGAGATCCCAGAGGTTCCCGAAGAGGAACCCGAGCCCGTCCCTCACGACGGAGCGGAGGGGGAGGAGCCGGCCCGGCCGCCGGGCGACTCTCCCTCCGTCGGTTTGCTCGACGAGGCGTACGAGGCGGCGTTCGGCCAGAAGCCCGACGTCGACACGTCCGCTGCCCTTCTCGGTCTGGCCCGCGACCTTTCGTCCGCTTCCCCCGACCGTGTGGCCCGCGCCCGTGCCATCCTCGCGGGTCTCGATGTGCAATCGGATGGACCGGTTGAAGCTGCTGGTCCAGTCGCGGTTCATCCGGTTGCCGTCCCCCAGTTCGAGGAAACCGCGATCCCCGAGTACGTGGACGACGACACCCGTGCCGTGCTCGAATCCCAGAACGCGAAGATCCGCCAGTTGACGGAGTGGGCGGGCGCCCAGACCGAGCAGGCCCAGCAGTCCGCCGTCGAGTTCCACCGCCAGCAACAGCAGGTCGACATGGAAGCCCAGGTGTCGGCGGCTGAGGCCGCCAAGGCCCGGTTCGTGACCGACCATCCGGGTATCTCCGACGCCGATCTCGTGGTGTTGCAGGATGCCGCTTCCCGAAACCCGCTCTATGGGACGTTCGTGCAGCAGTACGGCGACTACGAGAAGGCCGCGTACGCGACGTTCCGCCACACGCTGGTGGATCTCCCGAAGGTGTACGAGTCGGTGATCGCCGCGCAGACCGCGGCCGAGGCCGATCGGCGCAAGACGGACACGACCCGCAAGGAGAAGGCGTCAGCGGTGTCCGGTGCGGCCGCCGCGCCACCCCGCCCGAACGGTCCCCTGTCGAAAGCGGACCGTGAAGCCCAGCTCATGGAGGAACTGCGCTCGGGCGCCCTCGGGTAGCTATCTACGACCATGATCCGCTAGGGATCACCTATCTGTTACAGTGATGGTCAGCCGGGCCACCTCGACAACCAAGTCTTGGAGGGCCACATGGCAACCCCCGTCGGCGCAGACCAACTCACCAGCCTCTCCCGCAGGTTCATCCTCCCGGAGATCCCCGATCAGGTGTACGGCTCAAACGGGCTGTTCGCCCGCTGGAACCAGGGTCGCCGCCGCGAGATCCCGGGCGGCTACCAGATCGAGCTCCCGATCATCCACCAGGCGTACACGACCGGTGGCCCGATCACCGAGTGGGGCATCCAGACCATCACCCCGCAGGACAACGTGGTCTCGGCCGCGTGGGACTGGAAGCAGCACGAGAAGTCAGTCGCCATCTCGTCGCTTCGCATGACCAAGGCCAACTCCCCGGAGGCGAAGTTCTCGCTCCTCAAGGAGACGTTCGAGGAAGCCGAGATGAGCCTCGCCGACGACATGGGCGTAGGTCTCATGTCGGACGGCACCACGAACCCCGCCGAGATCGACGGACTCGCCCTCGCGGTCGACTCGACCGGCACCTACGCCGGCCTCCTCCGCTCCACCTACCCGGTGTGGGCCGCCAACGAGGACTCGACCACCGCCACGCTCACCCCCGCGGCGATCCGGTCGATGTTCGCGAACTGCAAGAACGGCGGCCGCAACGTCACCGTCATCGTCTCCGAGATCGGCCAGTGGTCCCGCTTCCTCGCCCTCGGTGAGGCCAGCCAGGAGCACCCCGTCGGCTCCGGTGGCGCGGACCCGCAGCTCCTCTCGCTCGGGTTCACCAACGGGTACTTCATGAACGTCCCGTGGATGGAGGACTCGCACACCTTCGACGGTCCCGACGCCAACAACTCGGCGGTCCTCTGCCTCAACGAGTTCTACATCGACCTCGGCGTGAACCCCGGCATGGACTTCGTGGTCTACCCGTTCGTGCAGGCCGGTGCGGGAACGCAGCTCGGTTGGACCTGCTCGATGGAATGGCAGGGGAACCTCATCAACCGCGGCCCGCAGTTCAGCGGGAAGCTCACAAATATTTCTGCCTGAGGAGGCACCATGAGCATCGTCGTCGACACCAACTCGACCGCTGGCGATTCACTCCAGCAAGAGGTCTGGTCCCTCTCGGCCCCCTACAAGGCGGCCACGGCCGTCACGGCCAAGCGTGTCGTGGTCATCAACACGACCGGCAAGGTGGCCATCTCGGCGACCGACTCAACCGCGACGCTGTGCGTCGGCATCGCCCGCAATGCGATCGCCGCGGGCGACTCGGGCCAGGTCATCCGTGGCGGCATCGCCGAGAACGTTCCTTGTGACGGGACGGTCAGCGCGGGCGATGTGGTCAAGCGTTCGGCCACCACCGCCGGTTCGGTCGCCGCCACCGCCACACCCGCCCTTGGCGAGGCGGTCGGTGTCGCCATCAACGCTTCGGCCTCGAACGTGGTCGACGTGGACGTGCGGGCCTTGGGCATCTCGGACACCTGATCGTGTCGGTCCTCGCCACCACGATCACACGGTCGCATCTGCACGGCCGGATGGTGCAAGCCGTCGGCGCCGCGCAAACCGAGGGCGTTGTCGACGAGTGGACCTTCCGGTTCTGCAACATGTACCTCGCGAACGGCCGCAACGACTGCGTGCGCCACTTCCTCAAGACCGACCACGACGTCATGCTGTTCCTCGACTCGGACGTGGCCCCCACCGTCGAAGCGTTCAAGCTCGTCCTCAAAGAGGTCTCCCGCGATAACCCGGTCGTGTGCGGCTGGTACCGGGGTCTGCTCGAGGACGGCACCACCGTCCCCGTCATCTACAGCCTCAAGGACCAGGAGTTCTTCCAGGTCACCGAGGCTGACCTCCTCGAAGCCGAGGGTCCCGTGGTGCGGGTCGGCGCGGCCGGCACGGGGTTCATGGCCATCCACCGCGATCTCCTCGAAGCGATGCCCGGGACGTTCGACGCCCCGTGTGAATGGTTCGCGGAGCCGGTGATGGGCGGCCAGATGATCGGCGAGGACTTGGGTTTCTGCGCCCGGGTGCATTCGCTCGGGTTCCCGATCCTCGTCCACAAGGACGCCCGCGCAGCCCACTACAAGGAAGTCGCCCTCTAGGAGGCAGTCATGGCTCTCGCATTCGCATCTGTCGACCGCACACGGCTGTCGAACCGTTGGTTGACCGTCACCGAGGTCACCCTCGACACCGACTACGCCGGAGGCGGTTGGGCGATCACCGCCAACGACCTCGGCTTCGGCGTGTTGAAGGCCGTCATCGACGTGAACATCGAGCTCGTCGGCTACATCGCCCGGTACGTGCCCGCGACCGGGAAGCTGCTCGTCGAGACCGTCCCCAACGACGCCGCCACCGGCATCGACGAGGCCGCCACGGGCGAGAACGCGCTCGCCGACGAGCTCGTCTACATCACCGCTATCGGAATCTGAGGAGAACCATGACTGTCACCGCCCCAAACCCGACAGGCCAGATGATCCCCGACCTGTGCTACGTCGAGAACACCACCGACGAGCACTACACCCTCAAGTACGAATTCCAGCCGTACGAGTTCCCGCCGGGTGAGAAGCGCCTCGCCCCCCGCGTGGCGGTCAACGCTTGGTTCGGCGACCCCGACCTCGCCGACCACCCGACCGACCCTCGCCGCAAGTCCCGCACCGACGCGGCACGCAAGATTGCGTGCCGGTGGGGGATCTTCCGCGACCAGGCGTGGGAAGTGAACGGCGTCTCCCGGTTCCCGGTGGGGCTCAAGTGCTTCGACTTCGAGGGCAACTTCCTTCCCACCATCCACCAGGACCCGACGGGTAAGACGCTGGTCCCACCCGATTCGGGTGAGTTGGAGCAGGCGAACATCATGGCGCAGATGCAGCAGATGCAGCGGGCGCTCGCCCAGTTGCAGGCGCAGGCCGCGGAGCAGGGCGTCGACCTCGCCCAATCCGTCGACCCGTCACCAGCACCGATCGAGGTGGAGAAGCCCGAAGCGTCCGACCCCGACGGTGGGGCGGTGCCCGACTCGTCGTCGGTCCCGAAGGCGAAGAAAGCCGGCGCTCGTAAGGTCGCGGCGGTGAAGCCGTGAAACGGTACCTGCGGGACATCGTTGAACGTGCGGCCAAGACCTACGTGCAGGTCCTGATCGGGCTGGTGCTCGCGGAGAACGTGTTCGCGGACGGGACGGTCGACCTGTCGGTGCTCCAGACCGCCGCTGTCGCTGCGATCCCCGCGGCCCTGTCGGTGGTCTCGTCGGCTCTCTCCCAGTTCCGTGGTGACCCCGACTCGGCTTCGCTGTCGACGAAGGTGTGACCCCCACCGAGGCAGCCGACGCTCTACCAGAAGCGATAGCTGACCTCGCTCAAGCGCGAACGAACATCTGCACGATCGAGCAGACCTACATCCGACGCCGGGCCGAGATGCTCGAGGTGGCGATGGCGGGCGAGGAGTCTATCGCCGCCGCGGAACGTGTCGTGGAAGTGAACGTCAAGGATCTCGCGGTCGACCGTGAGGCGAAACGCCGTGACCTCAAGATCGCCGAGGACCGCCGCGACATGCTGTCGCTGCTGGCGGCGCTCTGATGGAAGCGCTCACGTTCGTCGACATCGCAGATTTCACGCCGGGTATCCGCCACACGATCTCGCCCGGTCACCCGATCGGCTCCGCTACGCACCTGTACACGTACGGGTGCCACTCCGACGAATCGAAAGGGCTGGTGCCGGGACCGGCCCCGGTGCGGACGTGGGAGATCGACCCCGACGACCTCCCCGGCACTTCGAGTCCCGCTTCGCTCGTGTCGGAGGGCTACCGGATCGGGGGGCTGTTCTGCAACGATCCGGTGTTCACCCCTGGCGACACCGAAACCGGGCCGGATCAGAACAACTCGGAGATTTACGTCGGGGTGGAGTGGTGGACGAACGGTGTCTTTCACCGTGCCGTGATGCGCCTTCTTCGCCACCGCACGAACCCGACATGGGATCAGGTGTGGGACGACCACACGTCCCAGACGTACGATCATCTGTCCCGCCCGAAACGCTGCTATTTCTCCTCTGGGCGGTCGAATAACGCTGACGCGTCGCAGGTAGGCCCGATTGTCGTCGGGTGGGTGTACGGCGGGCCGGCGAAGTTCTTCCCTGACGACACCGACACCGACTCCGGTACCGTCGCCGGGCTGGCCGGAGACGACCAGGTGCTCGTCTCACCGGACACGTTCATCGGTCACCAGGGCAGGGCACTGATCTTCCCGTTGTCGCTCGGGTTCATGGGCCAGACCGACATCATCTCGGTCACCAACGAGAACTACTACTGGTCGGGCGTCAACGACTGGCGGACCCTCGACAGCAACCTCTCGGGGTACTTCACCGTCATCGCCGGGTACGAGGACCCGACCGGCTACGGGGTCGTCGCGTCGAACGACGCCGGGGAACTGCTGCTCATCAAAGCCCGAGGCGGGGCGTTCCTCATCCGCGGCGACCTCAACAACTTCGCCGCGCAGACCCTCCCCAATGTGCGAGGGACAGGCCAGTCGCTCGACCTCGGCTGCCACACCCCCATCGGGTACATGTACCCGGTCGACGCTTCGCAGGTGTGGATCTGGTTGGGCGGCGACTCGACCACCAACGCCGCGCCGTTCCTCGTCAACGACTTCTTCCGCGTCCACAACGCCGACCTCGACGACACCCCCACCGGATGGGGAAGCCATTTCACGCAGTCCGCGTCGTGGGGCGATCTGGTGATGGTCGGGAACAACTGGTTCGCCGACACCAACATCCTCGCCCCCGAAGGTGTCCCGTCGTGGTGGCGGCTCGACAACCAGGACACCTACCGGTTCTGCAAATGGACCGTCGACTGGAAAGGCCGCCACGCCTACGGGGCACAGATGGGGTTCCGCACCGCCGACGACCCGGTGCTCGTCGAATACGACTCCAACGTCAAAGTCCCGTACTACTCGTGGCAATCCCACCCACTCCCGTTCACGATCTCCCAGGACCGCGCGTCCGAGCTCCGCGGTACGGGAACGGTGTTGGTGACGGTCTCGTCGTCGCAGAACCCCGAGGGCAAGACCCAGCTCTTCGAGTTCGAGTCGTCGAACACCGACGACCCCCAGCGCAGGTACGCGACCCGCCAGGCGCGGGCGTTCTCGGTGAAGGGCACGCACCTCCAGGTCCGCATCGAAGCCCGGTCGCTCGACGGCGAGTCGTCCGCTCCGACGATCTGCCCGCCGTTGTCGCTCGGGTTCCGTTCCGCACCTCACATCCCCCTGAAAGGCTGACCGATGGAACAGTTCTCATGGCACCCGTACTACCGGGTCGAGAAGTACAAGGGTCTGTGGACCCCCGACGCGAAGCCGTACGAGACGCAGGTGGGGGAGGG